AGATGATGATTGTTTGTAATTGTTCTAATTCATTAATACTAACTCTATTTTCTTTATTTTTTGATTTTAATGGAACATTATGACCACCTGTACCCATATTTGCAGTTAAAGTTGGGCAAACACCGCTTTTATTTTCTCTAAAATAACTTCTTCTCCATTGAAAATATGATTTTTTCCAATTTGGTCTTTTTGGTAATGTTGGTATTGGTATATTTGTCCAATATAATCTTGGTCTATTTTGATGAACAAATAAATCGGAATTTATTGCATAAGGTTCAATACCAAATAAATTACCTAACTGTGTTTCTGGGTAAATATCAGACAATGTTTTAGAAATAACATCTTGATACTCTTGTTTCATTCTGACATTTTCAAGTAAAAAATATTTTGGTTTTAACTCTTTTAACAATCGTGCAAATTCATAAAATAATTTACCTCTTGGGTCGTTAAAATTTTGTTCTTTACCAGCAAAACTAAAAGACTGACAAGGTGAGCCGCCAAAAATTAAATCAATATCATAAATAAAATCTTCACCCTTTACATTTTGTATGTCGCCAAGATGAATAGTATTTGGATAATTTTTTCGTGCAATATCTATAGCATATTTATCAATTTCACTAGCATAATATTTGTCATATTTAATATTAGCTTTGTTTAATGCTAATTGACCACAGCTCATGCCATCAAATAAACTTAAAACATTCATTTTATCTTTTACAATCCTCATAAACAGCTTGATATTTATTAACAAGTTCTGGCTTTCTTAAATGTATCTCTCGTATGCCATGAATAACACTTGTATGGTCTTTGTCATACTTATCGCCAATCTCAACTAAACTTAATATTGAGTTTGTTTTTAGTAAATTAAATATTAACCATCTTGCTATAGACAGCTCTTTTACCCTTCTGCGTGATATTAAATCAATGTATGATATTTGGAAATCATCACATATATGCTCTATTGTTTTATCTAAACATTTTTTATTTCTTAATTTTTCCATTTTCTTCTATTGCCCTATCTATGTAGAATTTAGCTTTCTCCAAATCTTGTTGAAAATTTCCTTTCTTAGTACATCTCCACACATACTTACTTGCATTACCAAGACAATAAGCAATAAAACCTTTTACTCCCAACATGGCTCGTATGGAGTCTAAAGCCTCTAACTTATCGCCTTGATAATGAGGTGGATTATTAACTAAATCTTCTTCCATTTAAAAAGGAATGTCGTCATTTGGCTCAACGCTTGATGGTGCAGCAGATTGTTGGTCTTTTTTTGCATGAGACACTACATTGCCAATCTCTACTTTTAACGTAGCATTAGCATCACCATCTTTTTTAACGTAAGAATTTATACCTGAGATTTTACCAAATACAGTTACTGGCATACCTTTACTTAACCAAGATAAACTTTCACCATACTTACCCCAAACAGCACAATCATTATAAATAACTGTTTCTTTGTTAATGTTTGAAGCAACTGTAAAATTTAATACAGATGTTTCGCCAACATTTTTTAGTTCTGGATCGTTAGCAATATTACCAGTAATATTATATGAGTTCATATTTTTCTCCTATGGTTAATTAAACTCTATCTTCAAGAGCAGTCTTTCTGCTCGCAAAAATTCCTCTTACATAATCAGTATGATTAGATTTCATAATTTTATCAGCGTTATCTTTTGCCCATGCAAGTAAGTCGTCTATATTATTTATATTATTAATAACAACTTCATAACCTTCTTTTTCTAATTTATCTGCATGGCTATCTTCATCAACATAATCATCTTTTGGTAGTTCTTGTTTTGTTTCATGTGAAACATTATCAGGTGGTAAATCCTCACCCTTGTATATAAACAAGCCATAACCAAACATACCTAAACATTTAACAAGACCTCTTTGAAAAGCAGTATTAATTTGAAAAGCATTAGGTTGTGCAACAGGTTTGTTTTTATAATCTAAAATAGGAAATTCCTCTGTAAGAGTTCTATCTTCTATTGTAATAGAAACTGATACAAAGCCCTGTATGTCACTTAATTTCTTAGTAAATGTAACATTTGGATAAGCCCTACTTACATGATCCCATGCAGTAGCCCACGATATATAATTAAACTGACCTTTTTTATCTATATCTTTCTTGTTAATCTTAATGGTGCTTAATGTTTCAAACACAGTTTTTTTAGTCATCTTTCTCTCCATTTTTTATTTGCGTTAATGTTTTTGAATATTTATCTTTGCCAATAGCTTTCCATCTACCACCCCAGTTATGTTCCATTCTTTTTTCAAATTCTGACCAATAAATATCCCAATCAAAACCACAATGTTTTTCATATAGCTCCTGCAGCATAACGTGAATCTTTTGTTTTTTATTCATCAGGCTTCTTGTAATGTTTGCGTGTTTCTTCACAGAAAAAAGAGTTTTCATATCTTTTTGGTCTATGACTGTATTTCTTACCTTTAGCGTTCTTTCTGCCATCTATTAATTTCTTTGCCATTATTTTTCCTCTACTTCTGCGTTCATAGGCATATGTGTAACAAGATACTTTGCTTTCATAGGTGGCATATCCCAATAATCATCTTTAGCCATCTCAAGGGCTTGTTCTGGCTTCCACGCCTTAAAACTTTTGTGAACTGTAATAATTTGTGTAACCTTAACTTTATACATTTTTTGTTTTGCTACTTTAGCCATAATTCTTTCGCCTTATTTTCTAACTCATCACCTAAGTTCCAATAAAAATCACCAACAAAATCTGGAGTATCTAAAACACTAATAGGGTCATCAAGCATAATTAATGATTGTCTTAGCCTTGCTTTTTTAATCATTGACCTTGAGTACAACTCTAAATTGCCAAAGGACATTTCTTCACAGTTATCTGGGTGGAAAGCCACCGCCTTGTTTTTATTACCTACTATAATAATAGGATAATATTCTCTGTTCATAGCTTCCCAATACACAGTAATTTGTTCTAAATAATTTAATCTTGGTATCTTGGGAATAGAGGCAACGCTGAAACCTCTACTCCCATCTTTCTTCACAGCACCTAAACGTGGCTGTAAGGTTTTATACTCGATTATGGTTTTGGGATTATTAATTAACATATCAGCGTAGCCAATAATCGGTACAGATAGTTCTTTTGGTTGCCATAATATTTGTTGTTCAAAATTAGCTTCAACAAATGTCTTATGTTTTGTTGGTGTAAAATTTTCACCTTTTCTTTCTTGTAAAGTATCAATCGTTACATCAAGCATTTTTTGTGCAGTTATGGGTGCGTGTTCTTTGCAACCAATCATCTTTTGTGCATCATTTTCGTTTACAGCAACATGGTCATCAATCTTGTTACCAATCTCATCAAATATTAAATCTATTGTTTCTTGATCGTACTCAAAGGTATTCGGATTTGTTTCTTGCAAAGCCATATCAAGTGACTCATGGATTGCTGTTCCTGCTGTAGCTGGTACACCAAATTCAATTTTCTTTCTTTCTTCAGATGTAAGTTTTATATATTTAAACCACCATAGATTAAGTGGTATGTTTAACTGCGAGGCAGAAAAATGTTTTATATTGTATTCTTCTAATTTGTTTTTAAGTTCCATTTTATTTCCTTTCCCCATTATACTCAATTATTCACATAGGTCAATACACAATATTAATAAAGTTAATTTGTAATTTTATTTGACAGGTATATATCAATCTTTATGGAAACTTATTTACATTTAACAACAGCAAGCGTCATCATTATCTGTCTAAGCAAGATATTCTAAATCTTCATTTACAGATTCTGACTCATTGGTTCTCTTACGTCTCGTTCCACAACTAATGGACAAATCAATAGACCTAAGATTTACGTTGCTGTCGTTAATATGGTGAAAGAACATTATACAAATAACACTCACAATGTTTAACAGTATATTCTTCCACTCGTTTTTATTATCAGTAAAAACAAGTCCTCCCTATTGTGGTGAGGACTATTTTTTTGATTTTATTTAATAAAAATAGCTAGATTTTACGATTTTTTTGTGGTTGTCGAACTATGTCGAAATTGTGTTTATTAATTAAATAAAGGCAAATCTTTAAAATCATTTTGATATTCTCCTATATATAAAGGACAAGAAAATATTTTTTTATATTTTTTTTCGCTATGCTCTAATAAATACCAACTTAAATCTTTATCTTTTGGATAATTAACATTCCAATTAGTGTTAGATAATTTAATTAATTTTTTACTTTTTTTATTTAAAGGTAAAATATATTTAAACTGTTTACCTTTAATTCTATTTAATTTTAAATCTTTTCTTTGTTTAAAATCAGGTCTTGAACCTAAAGCATTTCCTTTTTTCAAACCATATTTTTTTTTAATTATTCCAGATATAGTTCTGGGGTGGTATCTTTTACCATTATTATC